CCAGAAACAAGAATAAAAGAAAAAGTATTTAATCCTATTTACCCTGTATTATTAGATGCGGCTGTATCGGTAGACATAACATCTAACCTAGATGACGGTGAAGAAAACAACTATGGGTATTGGGCAGAAAATACAGCTAACACCAACCGTATGATAATACAGCCTGCTTATGGCGGTGCTTATTCTGCCGCTTGGCGATTTCCAAATGTGACTGTTCCAAAAGATGCGACTATAAATACAGCAACGTTAGATTTGAATAAATTAGCAAGCGGCACGCATGCCATTACAGCAGTATTTTACGGCGAAGATGTCGATGACGCTTCTGCGTTTACATCGGGGCAAGGTGGCACACCTGTCACTGGGATGACAAAGACTACCGCAAAAACAACGCAATCATCTGGCTGGGATAATACAGGTAATCTTTCTGTTAATGTAAAGACCATTATAGAAGAGTTAACCACTAGAGCAGGTTGGGCTTCTGGGCAAGCTATCAGGATTGCAATTCCAACGGCTGAAACTGGAACAGGGCTTCAATACATAGAAGATTATTCACGAGCAGGTTCACCAGTTGTCGCTCAATTAAATATAGATTATACAGTTGGTGGTTCATCAGCTTTACTTTTATTAAGCTAACAGGAAAAAACTATGTTACAGACATTCACATTTGAAAAAGGTAAGACTAGTCAATCACTCTATTTCACAGTACAGAAATCTACTGATGGAACGGCATTCACTGGTCTTCTATACAACACCGCATCTTTAACTTGCTACTATAAACGTGGCGCTACTGACGCAGCTACTGCTATAACGCTAGCAACCTTAGCTTCTGAGACAGCAGCATGGTCAAGCGGCGGTTTGATACTCATATCTGATACTTCTTTTGAAGGCACTTATAGATTTGATATACCCGATGCTGTACTGGCCACAGGTGTTGATTTGGCTAGCATTGTTTTTCGTGGTGCAACTGATATGCACCCATCCACATTATCCATATCGCTAGTTGAGCCAGTTACTATAGTTTCTGGTGTTGTGGCTGCAAGCCTACCGTCAGCAACTCAAGCAAGCATTGATGCTATTGAAGTTGATACGGGAACAACTTTACAGGCTGAACTAGACGCAATACAAGCGGCTGTTATAACTAACGCGGCTGGTGCAGATGTAGCTGCTGATATTATAGCCTTGAAGACTGTGGCTGATGCTATCAAAGTACCAACTGATAAGATGGTATTCACTAACACTAACGAATTAGATGTTAATACTAAATCTATTAATGATGCAGAAGTTGTTGGTGATGGTAACGCAACTCCTTGGGATGGTGTATAAGTAATGGCTATTGGTTCAGGCTGGGCTGAGGGCTCATTCTTAGATGCTAGTTGGGTAGTTGGTGCATGGGAATCTGGTGCAGGGGATGTAACACCACCTGTTCTTACTGCCCCATTTGGTGAATCTACTGGTGAAACAATGGCACGTGGCTCTGTTGTAACTAATGAAGCAACAGGCTCGATAGCATGGGAAGTTCGAGAAGGTGCAACAGTACGTGCCAGCGGAACCAAGTCTGTTACTGCTATTGGTACGCAAACAGTTAATGCCTCTGGATTGGTTTTAGGAGTTACATATACATTTGCATTTGTACACACTGATGCAAGTGCAAATGCATCTACTCCACCATCAGTCAGCCCATCATTTGTTACTGCTGCCATTCCACCATCAACTGATGGTATTGTTAGTGATTTAGTTAGTGATTTAGTTAGTGATTTAGTTCAGGACATTTAATTAAGAGGTTATTATGAAGAACTGGTATGAAATGAAAGCAAAAGGCCAACAAGAAGCAGATATCATGATTTATGATGAGATTGGCCTTTGGGGAATTACTGCAAAAGATTTTGCCAAGGATTTAAAGGCACTTGGTGATGTTAAGATTTTAAATGTTAGCTTAAATTCACCTGGAGGTTCAGTGATTGATGGAAATGCCATTTACAATTCACTTGTAAATCATCCAGCAAGAGTTAATATTTCAATTGATAGTGTTGCATTATCAATGGGCTCTGTTATTGCCATGGCTGGTGACTTTATATTCATGGCTGAGAATGCTTTGTTCATGATTCACAATCCATGGGGCATGGCAATGGGAGATTCTGATGAGATTCGTAAAACAGCAGATGTGATGGACAAAATGAAAAGCACATTAATCAAAGCCTATCAACGAAAAACAGGGAAAAGCTCTGATGAATTGTCTGAATTAATGGATAATGAGACTTGGTATGATGCTGATGAGGCACTTGAAGCAGGGTTTGTTGATGAAGTAACAGCCTCCGTTGAAATGGCTGCTAGTTTTGACTTATCCAAGTTTGATTTTAAAAATAGTCCAAAGAATTTTGTTAAAAGTGAAAAGCAGTCTATAATAGAAAATGAAGACAAGCTTTTAACAAATAAAGCTGCTGAAGCTGATAAGTCAGTAACAGCTAGTAAACCGTTGGCAGCAGTCAACAAAACAATCGAGGAAGATATTATGTTAACAGAAGAGCAAATCAAAGCTGCTGCTGAAAAAGCTGAAGCTGAGAAAAAATTGGCTGTGGATGCTGCGGTAGCTAAAGCAAATGAAACAGAAACTGCACGTAAGGTTGAAATTCAATCTTTATTCAAAGCACATCCTGATCACAAAGCTGTGATGGAAGAGTGCATCATGGATTCAAAAATTGATGCAACTCAAGCAAGTAAAAAGTTACTTGATGCAATTGGATCAACATCACAATCCCTTGCTGGTGATTCCCGTGTTGAGCTTGTTGCTGATTCTCGTGACAAATTCCGTGCTGGTGTTCTTGAAGCACTTGAAGTTCGCAGTGGCATCAAAAAAGATGATGGCAAAAATGAATTTCGTGGTCATACAATGCTTGATGTTGCTAAGGCAGCACTTAAGATTGGTAATGTCAATACAAAAGGCATGGACAAAATGCGAATTGTTGCTGCAGCATTCACTCATACATCAAGTGACTTTCCTTTGTTGCTTGAAAACAGTTTAGGCAAGCAACTTAGAACTGCATATGGCAATGCTCCTGAAACTTGGAGTGGTTGGTGTGATACTGGTTCTGTACCAGACTTCAAATCAAACAGTCGTATTCAATTGGGTTCATTCAATTCACTTGATACTATCCCTGAAGGTGGTGAATATGATTTTGGTTCACTTGGTGAAGAACGTGAAACAATTCAAGCATCTACTAAAGGCAAGGCAATCTCATTAACTCGTCAGATGATTATTAATGATGATCTTGGTGGATTTATGCGAATTGCATCAATGATGGGTCGTGCTGCACAGCGCACAATTGGCAATGATGTTTATACATTATTAGCAGCAAACTCCCCAGCTATGTCTGATGGTGTAGTTCCTTTCCATGCTGATCACAACAACTTGCCATCTGGTGCTGCTCCTACTGCAGCAACTCTTGGTGCTGCTCGTACATTGATGCGCAAGCAACAAGATACTAATACAAATGATTATCTTGATATTCAGCCTGCATATATTGTTTGTGGTGTTGAGCTTGAAGACACAATGAATGTTCTTTTGGCATCTGAAACTGATCCTTCACAAGCTAACAGCAAGAAGCCTAACCCAGTTCGCAACATGGCTCAGTTAATAACTGATCCACGTTTAGGTGCAACTGAATGGTATCTTACTGCTAATGCAAATGAAGCTCCATTGATTGAAGTTGCATTCTTAGATGGAAATCAAACACCATACTTAGAATCAATGAATGGTTTCACAGTTGATGGTGTTATGTGGAAAGTTCGCCTTGATTACGGCTTATCATTTATTGATTTCCGTGGTGGTGTTAAAGGTAACGCATAAGCGTTATTAAACTAGGGGTGATTAATTTCACCCCTAAATTTTAGGTTGGATAAAAGCCAACATTAAATTGGAGAAAAGAAAATGAGTAAAACGTATTCAGGTGAAGGCAATGTAATTAACTATACAGCTGCTGCGACACATTCCGCTGGTGATGCTATTGCAATCGGTGGATTACTTGGTGTTTGTTTGAGTGATGCTGTATCAGGTGATGTTATTGCTGTTGCACTTTCTGGTGTATATGCATTGCCAAAAGTAGATGCTGCTGTGATTGGCCTTGGTGAGACTATCACTTGGGATATCAGTGCTGCATCTGGTGTTGGTGAAGCTGATGATGCTGCTGCAACTCCTGCTACTGGAGATTTGACACTTGGTTGTGTTGCTATGGAAGCCAAAGGTGCTACCACTAGTGAAACAATCCTTGTTAAATTAAATGTAGCTGTTAACACTGTAACATAATTTAGTTAGACCCTTGGGGATGGGGCAACCCATCCTCTTTTTTAAAGGATTTTCATTATGCCAATGACTGAAGACTTTACAGCATTTTTTGATACTGATGAGCATGCTACAGCTGCAACATATAATGCTTCAACGGTTAATGGCATAATGGAAGATCAATTTGTTGAAGTTAATGGGATGGAAGCTACAAAGCCAACATTCCTTTGTGCTGAGGCAGATGTATCTGGAATAGCCCATGGCAGCTCAATAACCATAAATGCAATTGTATACTCCGTTGTAGGGCATCAACCAGATGGCACTGGATTAATACTTTTAATATTGCAAGAGCCTTAGATGAGAGCAGAAGAGATACTTGATGCAGTTGTAACACTTGTAACTGGTTTAACAACAACGGGTTCAAATGTGTTTCGTGGTCAAGTGTATGATATCCCAGATGCAAGTTTGCCTGCTATATCAATATTCATGGGTGAAGATACTCTTGATGAAGAGTTATCAAATTCACTCTATGATTGGAGCATTACCATCTATGTTGAATCAAAAGCAGAAGAGGCTTCAACTCAGATTGATGAAACACTGAACACCATTAGAGCTGAAGTTCATGCTGGTTTATTTTCAGTTGAAGATTTAGGACTTTCATTTGTATTTAAAGTCACCCCCATAAGGGCTGAAGAGCCTGTTTTGAGTGCTGCTGGTTCAAAGCCAATGGGAACTCAGAAGCTTGAATATCAAGTGATGTACAGAACATCACGCACCAACTTAAATTCATAGGAGGCTATCATGGCTGAGAACAAACGTGAACGAAAAGAAGTCAAACCAAGAAGTGGTGGGGCTGATGAAAAACCTAAAAAGCCAGCAAAGCCTGTTAAGGAAGGTGACAAATGATTACAACTCGTGAAGTAATACTTGTAAAAGAAGAAGTAACATACAATACTGATCCAACTCCAACGGCTGGTGCTAATGCTGTTCTTGTTGAAAATCTTAATTGGCAAAATGAAGGTGCTCGAATGAATGAGCGGCCATCAATTAAAGCTTCATTTGGTTCTGTTCAACAAGTCTATGGTGGTACACTCCGTACTGTTACATTTGATGTTGAGTTAAAAGGCTCTGGTGCTGCTGGTACTGCTCCTGAAATGGGTGACTTGCTTGAATCTTGTGGCTTTGCTGAAACGGTTGTTGCTTCAACATCTGTAACTTACGACCCTGCTTCAACGGCAATTAAGTCTGTTACATTGTATTATTATCAAGATGGAACATTGATGAAGTTGACAGGTGCCCGTGGCAATGTTAGCTTTAGCTTACCAGTTGGTGAAGTTGGCAAAGCAAGTTTTACTATTACAGGCCATGTGTCAGCAGTTACTGATGCAACATTGGTTACTGGTACATATGATTCAGTTGTGCCTTCTGCCTTTATTGGTGCTGCTTTTTCTATTGATTCTGGCACGCCTTATTCAGCTGTCATTGCAAACTTGTCTATTGATATGGGTGGCTCATTGTCCTTATCACCAGATGCAAATTCAGCTGATGGCTATGGTGAAGTGCGCATGACAACTCGTGATGTTTCTGGTTCATTTGACCCTGAGCATCAGCTTGTTGCTACAACTCCATTTGATGCTGATTGGAAGGCTGGAACAAACTTTGCTTTGACTACTGGTGCAATTGGTGGAACAGCAGGGAACATATACACCATAGCCCTTCCTGTGATTTACTATCGTGAGATTGGTCCAGGTGATCGTGATGCAATTCGTACACTTGATGTTTCTTTTGGTGCTGCTGAGTCTACAACAGATGATGAGATTTCAATAGCATTTACTTAAAATAGCTTTTATTATGTAAGGGGATAAAATAATGGCTTTAACACTAAACACAAACATAGTACCAACATGGTACACACTATCTTCAGATGAAGATGATGCAGCACCAGCAAAGTTTAAACTCAAGCCACTTGATGGTGAACAATATATTGAAGTCTTTGCTGAGTCTGAAATGTCTCGCAATGGTGATATAAAGTTAAATGGGCTTGGGTTGAAGTTAGCACTCCGTTATGGAGTTGTTGGCTGGGAAAATATTGATGATGAACGTGGCAAGGCCATTAAATTCAGCATACACAATATTAAGAAATTTCCAATGGAAGTGTTAAGTGAATTAGCAACAGAAGTTGTCAACCGTTCAACACCTGATGAGGATGAATTAAAAAACTCTTAATCGCAGTTGAGGTAATTGAAGACAGGAAGTCATTTGACTGCGATAGCTGTTCACATAGGAATTGTGATGAGAGTAACCCAGCCCCATTCAACAAGTGGAGCATCAAAGGGGTGATAGAATCAAAGACTTGTTTGCTGCCAATGGTGACAGAAAATTCTTGGATGATATTGGACTGGTATGAGCACTACAAAGGCAATGTGTTGTTGAAGTCAGGTGGGTTATTAGACCAGCCAAAATACTACATTGAAGTTATGACAATTTTGAAGCGTAGGGGTGCATAATGGCAACAACAACAGTCACAATAAAAGCAAAAAACAAAACCAAAAAGGCATTTGCATCTTTTAATAGCTCAGTCAAAAAGATGAGTGGAACACTATTCAATGCAAAATCAGCCATTGCTGGCCTTGTTGGGGCTGCTGGCTTTGGTGCTATTGTTGTCAGCTCCGCAAAGGCTGCTGACTCCCTTGCTAAAACATCTGATAAGTTAGGCTTAACAACTGAAGCACTCGGTGGCCTCCGTCATGCTGCAGAGTTGACAGGGGTAAGTTCTAACACTATGGATATGGCACTTCAACGGATGACACGACGATTATCTGAAGCTGCTCAAGGAACAGGGGAGGCTAAAAATGCAATTGCTGAACTAGGTCTGGATGCACAGAAGCTTGCTAAAATGGCACCTGATAAAGCATTTCAACGTATATCAGAAGCCATGGAGACAACAGCATCACAAGGTGATAAAGTTCGTCTTGCTATGAAATTCTTTGACTCTGAGGGTGTTGCATTAGTTAACACTCTTGCTCTTGGCTCTGATGGATTAAGAGAGGCCACTGAAGAGGCTGAAGCATTTGGGGTTGCCTTATCTCGTGCTGATGCATCTAAGATTGAACGTGCTAATGATTCCATGCTCAGGCTACAAACTATTGTTAAGGGAGTTGGGACAACAATAGCAATCCACCTATCACCATTTATAGAAGCTATAGCAACCAAACTATCAAATGCTGCAAAAGAATCAAATGGATTTAAAAATGAAGTTATGGAAGGCATCAAATCAGTAATTGAAGGGCTTGGTGTTCTCAGGGATGCCATGCACAACTTTAATATTGCATGGCAAGTTATTAAGCTTGGTGCTGTTGCTGCCTTTGATGGAATAATAAGTGGAATTGAATGGCTTGACAAGTCTATTAGCGGATTGATTGATAAAATTCCTGGCATAAGTATGAAGCCATCACCAGACCTTGAAATATGGGCAATAGCATCTGGCATGGCAGTCCATGATGTTGCTAAAGGTCTTGAAGAATTACTTACAGCAACAAAGCCATCTGAAGCAATGAAAGCAACCCTTGCTAGCATAACAGTGGAAGCAGAAAAAGTAGCTCAGAAATT